TCTTCAAGACGAATTAAAGCCAATTCCAAATCTTCTGGCGTTGGCTGGCGTGTAATGCCGGATATTCTTAACTGAGAAAAAGCACCCAAGATAATATCGTTTTTTGAAATTATCCCGCCAGTGTCTTGAATGCTATATAAGCTAGTCCCCATTTAATTTTTCCAAAATTGTTTCTAGCTTCATTTTGTGATGAGGCTTTTCTCCAAATTTAGCCTCATATTCAGCAGAAGCAGTTGCCATTTCGTCAATTTTTACATTTTCGTTAAGTCGACATGGGTCTTCTTCTAAAAAGTATCCATTGTCCAAATAGCTTTTTAAATGCTCTGGTTCGACTAAAAACGAAACACCATCTTTAAAAACTTCAACAGACATATTAAACCCCAAAAAAATGGTGGGGCGAACCCCACCAAACCACACTTAGAAAGTTACAGCAACACCAACTCGGCTCGGGTCTTTAATCGTGACTTCGTACCAGGTGAAAACCCTAAAACGGAAATTCATATTGATCATGTTTGCATCATAAATCATGTACATAGTCAAACCGTTTTTAAGTTTTTCGTACAAAACTTTCATTCCGTCAAACTGGGGGAACAAATCAGCAGGAATTGTACCGCCAAAAACTTCCACCGCATCTTTGTCAAAAAAGATATTTGCCTTTTTAGAAGCGTCAGTGTTAATGCGGTTCATTGTTGCACCGTTAAGAATTCGTGTGTCAATGTTCGCATAAGACTTTTCTAAAGCATTTAATGCGGGGTCGTCAGCAGCAATTGGCTTGGGAAACACGGTAACACTTGTACCAGTCGGCTTTGCAACAATGGTAAAAGTCATTGCCTGACCAGTGGTGTTTTTGTCAGCCAAACCAACTGATTTAACAGTGGTTCCACCGTTAGCAAAGGTAACTTTGTCGCCAATGTTGTAACTAGCAGAAGCGGCCACAGCAATGGTTGCTTTACGAGCATCAACGTTGACAACTGATTTTAGCGTGGGGTCTACAGTGCCGCCTTCTGGTTTAAAACTCTGGTTGCCAGTAACGGTTGTTGCAGGGTCAGCACCGCCAACCAAATTGGGCAAATAAGAAGCGGTGTAAACGTCAAATTCGGCGATGTTCTGCCCAACTTGGCCAGTTGACCATACTTTTTCGGGGCGACCCTGTACCGTTTGCCGTCCTGCCAAGTCTTTTGCAAACTTTAAGTTATCACGGTCATTCATAACATAATTACGAACGGTTTTTTTGCCTTGCCGCTCATTCATAATTGCTTGAGCTTCACCAACAAAATCATAACCGCTTGTGGCGTTTGAGCGATAAAACATTGACCCCTGCGTAACAATTGCAGAAGCAATAGACTTGTTTAATTCAGTTGCTTGTTGTCGGCCACTGTCAATGCCAGCCTGTTTCCAAAATTGCATATCTCGCAAATTGTCTGCACGCTCTGAAACCAAATCGTTTTTTGGCACGCCCAAAACGGCTGGATATGTTTCTTGAATAATTCCTTGTTCTTGTCCGGTCAAATCCCAACCTGTTAAAATTGGGCGGTGCTGTTGCCATGGCCTCCACATTACGTTGTCACTGTTTTGCATGGTCTTGCCATCGGGTTCCATGAAATTAACCAAACCCAACAACTGATCCTGCTCGTTATAAGTGTCTAACACTTCCGAAAACATTACTTCTGCGATCTTGCCTGTAGTAGCCATTTTGGCCCCCTATTATTCATTTTTTGTCAAATCAACACCAGACTTTTTAGCTTCACGCATGATTTGGAAACGCTTTGCAGGGTCTTTTTCGGCATTGTATTTTTTAGCAAAATCTTGTGCCAATCTTGAACCGTTGCTTGAGTTCCCGCCTGTTGCCCGTGCCGCTGGGGCTGGTGCCCTAGTTTGCTTGCGTGCAGGCTCGTTAACTTCAGCCAAAACCCTGCCCAGAAAAGCCATTGCTGATAATCCGTTTTTATCTTCCAACAGCTTTGCTTTAAGAATTTCGCGTTTTTGTGCGCTTCTTCCCAAGTGATATTCAACTTTCTCAGAACCTTCGCCCAAAGTTGCCAGTATCTTGTCTGTAATTACATCGCCAGCGCCTGGGAACACTTGATCTACAGTTCGTCTAAGTGTTAAACCAGCCTCGCGATACAAATCAGGCTCAATACCGTGCTTCTGTACTAACTTTGCCGCACGCTCGTAATGCTCGTTAACACTCCGTTCTAATGCTTTTTGCTCTTCTTGCTGCCTTAATGCCTCGCTTTGTGCTTTTGATACTTGCTGCACGCTTTGAGCCACCCATTGCTGCATAGCTTTTGCATAGGCTTCTTGGTCGTAGTCGTATTGCTCAAGCGTTGGAACTGCCCCATCTGTTTTTTGAGAAACAGGGGCGGAAACATTAGCTTTTAGCCTTTCGACTTCTTCTTTAAGCCTTTGAACTTCGTCTTTTTCTGCTTTCAACTTGGCCTGCAATTTCCTTTTTGCTGCGCCAATGTCTTTATCAGAAAACTTTAACTCTGCACTACCTTCATTACTTTCACCATCTGCATTTTCTTCACTCAGCCAAGCCTCTGTTTGCTCTTGGTTTTCATCGCCTTCTTGCGCTTCTTGATTATCTGAAGCACCATCAGTTAAATCATTATCCAAGTTTTCAGGTTCATTTTGTGCCGCCTCATAATCAGCATTTGATTGTTCCTGTTTAGCCTCTTCAGCCGCGTTTTGTGCTTTTAATTCAGAAAGTGTTAAATTCATTTTTTATTACTCGCTATGAACGATTGCCGTGATATTCCTTCACGTAGGATTGCGTTTTGACCTCTACGCCTGAGTAAGCGAACCCCTTAGCTGCGCTGCTAAAGAACTCTGTATTTTTGCTGCATTTTGTACCCGTGCATTAAATTTGTCAAATTCCATTTTATTTATTCTTGCATTTGCTTCTTGTGCTTTAATTTGACTATCAATTCTTTTTGTTTCTGCGTTAAACCCTTCAATTTGTGTTTTAGCATTATTATTTGCAGCATCCACAGCATCTTTTTGTGCTTGTCTTTGCTCGCCAATTAACTGTGCTTGTGCTTCTTTTTGCGCGGCCATAGCTAATACCATTGCAGGGTCTTGCGGCGCTTCTTTACTTTGCGCCTGCTGCAACATAATGGCCTCTTCTTCTGTTTCAGGCTCTTTTATGCCATCTAAAATCATTTGCTTTCTTGCCAAGTCTCTTACGTGTTTTAAGTTAACGCCGTCGACATTCTCAAGCAATGTAAGCATTAGCGTTTTACGCATCGGGTCTGATGGGTCTATTGCTTCCATCATTGCCAATAATCTGTCTCTTGTTTGTTCTTTTTGGCTTTGGAATGATTGCCCAATATCTGCATAAACATCAAATTCCATGCTTGTTAAGTCATTCAATACTTTAGGCTCGCCCGTTTCTTTGTCAATAACGGTTTGCATAATCTGAACTGTTTTTTTAGTGCCATCAGGGGTTTCAATAGATACAGTTCGCGGCGTGTCGAATATCTCAACCGCCATACCCGCAAAAATCTCAGCGTCACGGCGAACTGCAAATTTAAAGTTGTGCTGGTAAATGTAGCTCTGCTGATCAATGCTTGATTGAAGCGCTAAAACAGCCTTCCCAGACAAATCAGGGTCAGCAATGTTCTGCGGCACGCCAGGGTTTGCTACATCTTCCACGGCCTGCCTGGATAGCTCTATTGACGCTATAAGAGCGCTTGGCAATGTTTGCTCAGGCATAACACCAGCAGGCCCAAGCGGCAATGGCGTGCCGTCAACAGCAAGCCTGTTCAGCAAGTAATAAGGATAGTTCTCGGCCCCAAGCTCTTTGTACATTGCGTCAAGGCCAGTTAATTGCTCGGCAAAAAACATGGCTTTTGGCCTTGGCGACTGGCTGACAATGTCCTGCAAATAGGACAATTGAAAGTTACGCAAACGCTGTGGGTCTTTTGCTAAACGAGTAATGCCTTCATAATGCTCTTGACCTTCAATGATTGAACGCTCACCGTACATCGGCACGACTGGCAAATTCTCGCCTGGGATTACCTCGCCATCATCCCCATTAAGTATTTTTTCGCCTGAGCAAATGTACTTGCGAACTTCCCAGCGTTTAATTTTCTTTTCTTCAGTTATCTCAAATCCGCCGTTTATTAGCTCTTCCATAACTTCTGAAAGGTCGGATTTACGCAGCCGCATGACTTCGCCAAAAGGATCGGTCATTGTTAAAACAACATCGTTTATTTTTTTGCGAATGTAAACAGTGGCAACATAATACTTTGCCCCGCTCCCAATCC